TGTTGTTTTCTTAGTAGCTGACTCTGGAAATGCAACGGCTGTTACTCGTGGTTCGGATGGTTTATATCCTGCACGTTCTAACAACAACAACCAAGTCACTTTGCAACTTATCGACCAAACTGATTTAACACGTATGAATGACTTTGATATTTTCTCATCTCAAGGTCCTCAGCGCGAAATCATGTTCAAAACATCACAAGATGTTATTGCTCGTTCAGTTGACGATCAAATCATTACAGCTTTGGATGCAGGCACACTTGGCGCAAACACTGTAGCTGATACCGACGCTCTCGGTAACTTCTACAAAGGTTTGACAATCCTTGGTAATAACAACGCTGGTGTTAAGGCGCCGGGCGATGTTACTGCGCTTGTATCACAGGGCTTCTATGCAAACCTTTTGAAAACCAAAGAGTTCTCAACAAAAGAATATGTTGATGTTCCTAAGTTAGTAAACGGTATTCCTACACCAATTAAAATGGAGCAATTCATGGGTGTAAACATTATCGTCCACACTGGCTTGGCTGGCAACGGCACATCTGCTGAGAAGTGCTTTATGTTCCATAAAGGCGCGATTGGTCATGCTATCGACAAGAACACATTTAATCCTGAAATGGATTTCAACCGTGAGCACAACTATTCATGGGTTCGTTGTTCGGCTTACATGGCTGCTAAATTATTGCAAAACACTGGCGTTGTTCAGATTTTGCATGATGCAAGCTCATACGCTCCTGTAACAGTTTAAGCATAAGAAAGGATTATAAATTATGCCTTATTCTACATCAAATCCTCCTATCTTAGTTGGTCAAGGCGTTCAGAACGCTTACCCTGCTGAGTGGATTCACCAATCAGTTGACGCAGCTTCTGTAGTTCAAGTTGCTGGCTTTATTACTAACGGTTATCAGTTAGGTATGAAGGTTGGTGATTTTGTGACACACCGCGAAACAGATACTGATATTGTCTCTCGTTTTGTTGTGAAAACAGTAAACGCTACGACAGGCGCTGTTGATTTAACCAACGCTACTGCCGACGCTTCTGGCACAAACTCAGACTAAGAATCCCTCCTTGGGTGATCCCCTCCGCGTTTATTCACGGAGGGGATTTTCTTGTTCCATTTATTGAAAAATAGTATTATAATGTGTTTACTTTAACCAAGGAGATAATTAAATGAAAACCGAAAAAACATTACAGATTAAAAGAATCCCAACGCGATCACCATCGACTCGAATTGAATGGGATGTTACGGTTCCGGTAGATACAACTATTGATGATTTATTGAGTCCTGTATTTTGGTCACACGTATCTGGATCAACATTTGGCGGTCAGAACAATTTAATTACCGTTTATTGGGATGATAAATCACAGATTGCGGAATTGTATGTTTCTCATTACGATCACGCTGGTGCAAAAATGCGTCTTTTATCTCATGTCGTTTTTGATGAGCCTAAAATTACAGATAGTTCTGATGGGTATAAAGTTACTTTTTCTCAGTCGCAAAAGAAATATAAAGTTACTCGTGTAGCTGATGGTGCTGTTATTAAAGATGACTTTGCTACTAAATCAGAAGCATTGGATTTTATTGAGGAATATAAATTAAAAGCTGAATAGTGAGGTTTAATGACCGATAGATTATCTATATATAATAACGCTCTTTTGCAGCTTGGCGAACGAAAGCTCGCTTCCTTGACTGAAAATAGAAAGCCTCGGCGTGTTCTGGATCAGGTCTGGGATAGTGATTTCATTCGTGGTTGCTTAGAGGATGGTCATTGGAATTTTGGAACTCGTACTATTCGATCAGATTATAACCCGTCAATATCCCCTGATTTTGGATATAAGTATGCACACGATAAGCCTGATGATTGGGTTCGCACATCTGCTTTATCTATAAGTGAATACGTCACTGACCCATTAACATCTTATAATGATGAGGTTAATTTCTGGTTCTGTGACCATCCTGTTATATTTGTTCGTTATGTTTCTGATGATCCATCATACGGCGGAGATATGTCTAGCTGGCCTGAAAGTTTTGTTGATTATGTTGAAACTAAATTAGCGGCTAAAATTTGTCTTAGTATTACTCAAAGCTCCGTAAAGGAAAACGATTTATTATCTAAGGCAAATGATATGTTAAAGGTTGTCAAGGGTCGCGATGCACAGAATGACCCACCTAAATTCACGCCTACAGGTTCGTGGGTTAGATCACGCGCAGGTAGTCGTGGTCGTGGTCGATGGGGTGATACCGGTCGATGAAAGAGAATTTAACTTACCAAACATTTAATCGTGGTATTGTTGGTCGTCTTGGTTTAGCGCGTACTGATGTGGAGAAAATACGTCTTGGGGCAGTTATTCAGGATAATTTCATGCCCCGCGTATTGGGTGCAATGTCATTGCGTGCTGGATTGAAATATACTGGAGACACCGATTCTAATAACAAAGCTATTCACATCCCTTTTATTTATTCCACTACTGATACTGCTATTTATGAAATAACGAATCAAAAGTTGCGTATTAAAATAGATGACACACCAATAACTCGCGTTTCTGTTTCTACATCTATTACAAGTGGAGATATGTCATCTGCTACTGGTTGGACAGACAACGATCAGGCAGGAGCTACGTCCAATTTCTCTGGTGGTTATATGACGTTGCAGGGAACTGGGGTTAATTCTGCCCGTCGTACGCAGCAAGTAACTGTAGCTGGTGGTGATATTGGAAAAGAGCACGCACTTCGTATTGTGATTGATCGCGGTGTGGTTATTCTTCGCGTGGGTTCCACATCTGGGGCAGATGATTTTGTGCAGGCTGTCACTCTTACGAAGGGCACATATTCGATTGCATTTGCCCCAACTGGTAACTTCCATGTCGATTTTAGATCATTTACTCGATATGCGTCATTGGTTGATTCGTGCACAATAGAATCATCTGGCATTTCTTCATTAACAACTCCTTGGGTAGAAGCTGATTTGCCGTTAATTCGTCACGATCAGTCTGGTAATGTTGTATATGTATTCGCCGATAAGTATGCGCCATATAAGATACAACGGATAGATACTGGAACTTTGCAATATACAAAAAGGTCATTTGGATTAGTCAACTACTTATCTGATGATGGTCCGTTTAGAAGTATAAATTCATCTGATGTGACAATATCAAGTAGCGCCGTTAATGGCGACGTTACATTGACAGCATCACAACCATTATTTAGATCAACTAATGTCGGTGGACTGTATAGGATTTCGTCAAATGGTCAGTATGTTGAAACTGCCATTTCTTCGGCTGATGTTTTTACCGACCCCATTCGCATTTCAGGAACATCCGCTACTGAGAGAGCTTTTGGTTTATTTATTTCTGGCACTTGGACTGCTACAGTTACGCTTCAAAGATCATTAGCAACTCCTGATAATTGGACTGATGTTGCCACATATACAACTAACCAGCCCGGCACTGTATTTAACGACGGCCTTGTTAATCAGATAGCTTATTATAGAATTGGTATTAAAGTTGGAAATTACACATCTGGTACTGCGACGGTAGCTCTTAATGCTTCACAAGGTAGTATCACTGGTGTTGTTAGGGTAACTGGTTTTACAAGCACAACAAGCGTTACCGCTTCTGTTATACAATCTTTAGGCTCCACAACCGCCACATCTTTGTGGGAAGAAAGCGAATGGTCTGATCGTCGTGGGTATCCAACTAGTGTTGCGCTTTATCAAGGGCGATTATGGTGCGCTGGTCGTGCTAAGTTATGGGGTTCTGTTTCAGATAGTTATGAATCTTTTGATGATTCTATTGAGGGTGATTCTGGTGCCATATCGCGCACCATTGGTCGTGGGCCAGTTGATGTTATTAACTGGATATTGCCATTATTGCGCCTTGCTTTAGGCACATCGTCACAAGAAATGGTGGCAAAATCATCATCACTTGATGAACCATTAACGCAGTCTAATGTTAATTTAAAAGACACTTCCACACAAGGTTCTTCTAATATTATGCCAGCGCGTATTGATAATACTGGTTTATTTGTTGGTAAGTCTGGTAACTCTTTATTTCAAACAGATTATAGTGTTGATATTGATGATTATACTACAGAGGAGCTTGGAAAGATATGTGAGAACATATTTAGACAGGGTATTGTTCGTTTGGCTGTTCAACGTCATCCTGATACCCGTGTTCATTGCGTGTTGTCCGATGGCAGTGTTGTTGTTCTTGTTTACGATAAACTTGAAAATGTTAATTGCTTTGTTACAATAAGCACAGATGGCAAGGTTGAGGACGCTTTTACTTTGCCGACACCGACTGGAGATGACGTTTATTATTGTGTGCGCCGTGTGATTAATGGTTCTCCAGTAAGGTATTTAGAGAAATTCGCGCAAGAAGAAGATACACAGGGCGCATCATTTGTCTACGATGGTGTTTCGGCATCTAATATATCAGTTGTTATAAATGGGATACCTAAATTTAATGACAATGTTTGGTTGACTGCTCGTGACATTAACGGCAATAAAATACAGAATGTTCAGGTTATTGATGGTACGGTTACTCTTTCTGCTCCAGTTACATACGCTAAATTTACTCCATGTGTTTATGCTTTAGCTGACAGTTACCTAGAATATAGTGGAGTCCCCGCAAGTGTTATTTCTGGATTATCTTATCTAAACGGCAAGTCTGTTTGTGTGTTTGCAGATGGTGTTGACTTAGGCACGTTTACTGTGACTGGTGGATCAATTACACTCCCTGTTGAAGTTGAACAAGCTGTTGTAGGTTTGCCATACAAGGGCAGGTTTAAGTCTGTGAAATTAGTGCCTCAGGTTAGATCAGGTACACCACTTAACCAGCCTAAAATAATAAACAGACTTGGGTTAATTTTGTCTGATACTCATGCCTTGGGATTAAAATACGGGCTTGATTTTGATGTTCTTGATGATATGCCCCTTATTGAGGATTACGACACAGTAGATGAGAATCATATTTGGGAAGAATACCCTGAGGAGTTTTTTGAATTTGATGGTACGTGGGATACTGATTCGCGCGTTTGTTTGGAAGCGCAATCACCAAGACCTTGCACAATTCTCTCATTGATTATTGGTGTAAAAACAAATGAGAAAAATAGTAGAGATGAATAGAAGTAATGTTGTTTTTCGTGAAACCACTAAAGAGGATATGCTTTCGTTCTTTAATCTTGAAACATTGCCGTTCACTGTTAAAGCATTGACTTTTTTGCTAGATGGTGACATTATAGCTATATCTGGCGTTAGGTATAGTGGCGGTGGATTTCTTGCCTTTTCCGATATTAAGGAAGGGGTATCTTTAAATAAAATTACAATATACCGTGGGGCTTTGGAAGTTATGAAAATGTTGAAATCTTTAAACCTTCCCTTAGAGGCTTGCCCAAAAGATTTTCATACTGCGCCTAAATTTTTAACAAAACTTGGCTTTACGCAAAACTCAACTGGTGAGGTTTTCTACTATGGCTGATCCATTTACAATCGCATCCGTTGCATTTTCTGCTGTTGGTGGGTTACAACAAGCTAGTGCAATTAAGTCGGCTGGCAAAGCTCAATTACAACAAGCTCGTTATCAACAAGAATCAGCAAGAGTTGCTGCTGGTCAACAAAGGGCTTCGTCGCAACGTCAGGCTATTGAGGATCGTCGTCGCGGAAATTTAGCGGAATCAAGGGCGCGTGCAGTAGCAAGTTCTGGTGGTGGTCAAGTTAGCGACGTTGCCAATCTTATTGGTGACCTCAATGCTGAAAGTAAATACGCAGCGTTTACATCTTTGTACGAGGGAGAATCTGCCGCGCGTGATTTAGAGAATCGTGGTGAGTTGGCCTTATATGAAGGGGAAAGTGCCAATCGTGCGGCAAAAATAGAAGCTAAATCTAAGTTATTTGAAACAGCTGGCACTATTGGTAAAACTGCTTATGATGGTGGTTTGTTTGATAAATATAAACCAAGCGGTCAATTAACACTTGCGGCACCACGATATTCAACTGGAAAAGAAACGTGGTCAAACGGCGACGCATTTAGAACGAGGTAATTTATGGCTGAGATACCTACAGTAGAATCTGTTTTTGGCGCACGTAGAGCGCCTAGTGCAAATGCAAGTATTTATTCATATACTGCTGGTCAAGAGGCTCGTGCATCACAACGGGCTGGTGAGGTTATATCAAATTCAGCTTCCGATCTTGGACAGATAGCAAAACAAAAGCAAAAAGATTTAGAGGAACTAGATTTAGTTCGCGCTCAAACTTTTGCGTTTAAAGAATACGCCACACTTGAAAATGAAATGCGTAATGACCCCGATCAATCATGGGAAAAATATAATCCATTATTTGCTCAGCGTGCAGAGGCAGCGGCATCTATGATTAAGAATCCTGTTTTAGCTGAAAAGTTTAAATTAGGATTAGATCAAGAAATAACAAGCAAGCAGATATTATCTACTCAAATAACTAAAAAGAAAACTGACGATCAAATTTATTCAGAGTTTATTCGTGATAATGAGGATATGAAAAACCTAGCATCTACTCTTTTGCTGAATGGTGATAAAGAGGGTGCGGCGGTGGCATTGGCGCAGGCTGAGCGTAGAAGTTTAGCTATGGCAAAAGCTGGCGTTGCTGAATGGGATATGACTAAGCATGAATTATTTATGGCATCGGACGACCAGAAAAATAAATATGATGTTTTAGTTAATGCTTATGGTCAGGATAGTCCTGAGAAAATTCAAGAATTTTTAAATGGTGATTCTTATATTAATAGGCTTATGGAGCTTGAGTCTTTTGGTGGTAATCCATTAGCTAAAAACCCTAATTCATCTGCAAAGGGAAGGTTTCAATTTACTGATGAAACAGCTAGGGCTTATGGCATAACAGCTAAGTTTGGAACTCCAGAATATCAATTGCAAGAAATAGATGCGATGAAACGGTTGACCGAGGATAATCGTCAGGGGTTAATTAAAGCGCTTGGCAGGGAGCCTCAAGAATGGGAGTTATATTTAGCTCATCAGCAAGGAGTTGGTGGTGCTGTAGCTTTATTATCAAATCCTAATGCAAAAGTCATTGATGTATTGAAGCCTTTGTATAAAAATGAAAAACAAGCACAAGACGCAATTAATAACAATGGTGGCAATTTAGATATGACCGCCGCAGAATTTTCTTCTAAGTGGCAAAATAAATTTAACAATACGTCAGGTAAAATTGATAATACGATGTTGACTAGATCACTAGTTGGTTACATTAATTTTGATACTCGTTCAAGGTTAATGGATTTTGCCGAAAGTCGTTTAAATCAGTTGGCGCCACAAAGAATACAAAAAGACATTATGTTTGCAAGTCCGCAAGAAGTTAATAATGCTAGGCAAAAATATGTTGGTGTTGAGGATAAGTTTAATGATGTTTTAACAAAGAGAAATGAATTAATAAAAAATGATAACGCTGGATATATTAATCAGCATCCATCAGTTAATACTTATTATGAGCAGGTATTGCAAGACCCAACTAACGCAGATAATCGTGCGCAATATTTTGCCGCTTTTGATAACGCGCAGGATCAAATTGGTGTACCATCATACCTAAGAAGTTATATTCCGAAAGCTGAGGTTGAGAAAATAAAAACAGTTCTATCTAGTAAGCCATCTCTTGATGTTATACAAAATCAGGCTGATTCTATTCGCATTACTTATGCAGATAAATTTCCTGAGGTCGTATCTCAAATGCGTAGAGATGGTGTTGATCCTTTATTTATTGAATACTCAATGTTACCTCCAGAAACTGCTGGTGTGCAAAGGGCTTCATTAGCAGAAGCAATGGCTATTGGTAGGGAGAATTTAAATAAAATATCTAGTGTTGAAACATCAGCCTTAAAGGATAAAATATCAGAAGCGATGGCCCCAATACAAGAGGCGTGGTCTAAAGGCGATAAAACAAATTTAACTATGTTGGCGCCACAAAAGGCGGAGGCTTTGGAGCTTCTTGCTAGGTATAGAGTTTCTCAAGGAGATGATATTAATAAGGCGGTTAAATATGCGTCGGATGTTGTATTGCCATACCAAGTTGTCGATGATTTAGTTTTATCAAAATCATTTACACCTGTGCAAGCTAATAACATTGCTGTTACGGCGAAAGCGGCAAAGGAAAATTTATCGCTTATTGAAATTATGCCGCCACCTGATTTAATTGATAGTGTTGGCGGTATTGATAAAGTTACTGAATCTGTATTTAATGAGTACGTTCAAAGAAATGTAACTGCGGTTGTTAATGGAAATGATATTTTGTTTTACGATGCAACTGGCAATCCATTGATTGATAAAAATGTTTTAGAATCAACTGGAGATGAGTTTGAAGCTATTTATAAGCGCAATCTTTCATTGTCGGCTTCTGTTCCCATGAGTGAAGAAAAAACATCATCTAGCTTGGTTAGGGATAGAGCCGAAATTTCAAAATTAACTAATGGCAATGACATTGCCATGACTAAATTTAATCAAGGATTTATGTCGCGCTTTAGGTCAACTGCTATTGGATTTTATGATGAGAAAAATCCATATCTAGTTAAAGTCAGCCCTATTCTTGATGATGATTTAAATAATCTTAAGGGCTTGGGTAAAAAGGATGTTTTTGAGCTTGAACGTCAACGCGCTCGTGTAAATCACGCTTATTTTAAACAAGTGTTGGAATCATTGCCTGAATCTGCGCGTCCTAAATTGTTGGAGCTTGCTAAAAAAAGTAACGAGGCACATATAGAAAAAGCTACTGCTATTAAAAGATTTAATGAGCAATTAAAAAATGGTCGTGAAGGTCTTGATGGTCCGTCTATTAATGCGCTACGTCAAACGCAAATTGATACTTTGAAAAACATTAACTCTATTATAGATACTGGAATCGGTTACAATTATATTGAGCTTCCTGATTGGGCTAAATAATGCAAGAAACTTTCCGCCCTACATTTAGTAGAACATTATCATCCGGCGCTTATGATGAGATCGTAAAGCCTACCTTTGGTGACATTGCCAGTGCGGCGTTTGCGGAAGGCGAGACAACAAATATAACGCCTTCCTTAATGAACTTATTGCCAAAAACTGATAAGTCAAAGGTATTAACTCCAGAAGAAGCTAATAAGAAATATCAAATTGGCAATCTTAAATTCAATGATCCTATTGGTGAGAATACAGCAAAAGAATTATACGATAAACAATTTGCACAGCTTCGTCGCCAAGAAATCATGCGAATGGGTCCGCAAGGTTTCGCTGGAGGTGCTGTTAAATTTGGTGCTGGTTTAGCTTCTACATTTACTGACCCAGTTGGATTAGTTGCTAGTGCGCTTGTTCCTGAATTATTATTAGCTAAGGGTGCAAAAACTTTAGGTGGTGCGGCTAAAACTTATATGACAGCGCGTGCTGGACAGACTATTGGTCAAAGAGCAACATTCGGCGCAGTGGAAGGCGCGGCTGGTGCAGCATTATTTGAGCCTTTGGTTTATTTGTCTCAGCAGAAAGACCAGCTTGATTATGGGGTCGCTGATAGTTTTTTAAACATTGCGTTTGGCGGTATTCTTGGTGGTGGTATTCACGCGGCAGGTCGCGGTTTAGAATTGCGTGCTGAGAAGGCAGATCAAATCAAGATACAGGCTAGAGATAGGCTGGATAGGGATGTAAATAATTTAATTGATGAATTAGATTCTCTTGATCGTGCAGATAGAGCTGCATTAACGAAAACGGCTCTTAATGAGGTATTGCAGGATCAAATGCCTAAAAACATTGATGCGGCGCTGCAAAGGCTCTCGCTTGATCGCGCTGTCCGTGGAGGTTTATCAGAAGTCACATTTAAAGTTGATGGCACGCTTACTGATAGTAATTTTATGAAATTGAAAAAGCGTTCTAACGGTGATGCAGTGGGCGCAATACCTGTAGCTAAGTTTACAAGCAACTCAGAAGTTGATGCTTATATTAAATCAACTGGTAAAGAAAGAACGCAATTCATTTCACAGCGCGATTCATCTGGTAATTTAATTGTATCTGAAATTCGTAAAGCTAATGTTGTCAGGGATGATGTTGGTGGTATTAGGGTATTTAAAGGTCGTGAGGAAGCGCAACAATATATCAAAGACACTGGCGGTACTGGTAATTTAATTAGCCTACAAAAACGTCAAGGCGCAAGTGAGCAATCTCATATTGTTGTAAATGGAATCACGCCAGCAGAAGCTAAGTTAATTCAACAAGACCCATCGTTTGTAGATTTCTATGAGCCACGTTTTGAACCGCCTAAAGAAATTACGCCTGAGTTGCGTCAGAAGTTTGTTGACAGTAATAGTATTAAAGTTAAAGATTACAAATTCGATCCAAACGACACGACAAATGCTGTTGATTTTGACGAAACTGATGTTCGTGATTTTGATGATTTTGTAGACGATATTGATGTTAATGTTGATACTGTTATGAAGTACGCCGATGAAATTGAGGCTGAGTTAAAAACTGATCCAAATTATTTTAGCAAAGAGCAAATTGACGCATTAGCTAAGGACATGGATGAGTATAATTATTTACTTGATGAGAAAGATGCACTTAAACTTATGGGTGTTTGTATGAGGCAAAATGTATGAGCAAAATTGATTGTGTAGAGAACGCTTATCAAGCGCTAAAGAAGGCTCGTCAAGCTAAGTTGGGCGATAAGGCAGGTGCCGGTGTTTTAAGAAAGACACTTGAGTCTGAATATGAGCGCATTGTAAAATCACCAAATTATAATCCTCAAACAGTTGTTAAGGAGTTGATTGAGTCAGCTAATGAAAGAATTAGAATTGCCGCAAAACAAAGAGCAAACACATTACTTATGGCTCGCGCTGAAAACGATATGTTTGGTTATATTAATAATAACCTCTCTGATAATCCTGTCGATGGTGTCATGTCTTACCTTGGTGGTATTCAGTCTTATAAAGCTGGCACAAGAAGTTCAGTCGCGTCTCATCAACAGCAATTAATGAACGCTTATACAAGCAAACTTGATCGAGATTTAAGATCGGCCGGCTTATCTGAAAAATTTGAAAGTGGTGATTTTGATGATCTAATCGCAAAGGAATTATTTGATATATCTCTTGAAGTGCCAACAGGTAAGGCAACCAATTCTGCCGACGCTAAGGCGATGGCAAAAATAATTAAGGATATACAAGAGAAGGCTAGGCTTCGCGCAAATCGTGCTGGTGCAGATATAGGCAAATTGCAAGGTTATATCACATCACAAACGCATGACATGATGAAAATATATAAAGCAGGCTATGAGAAGTGGGTTAATGATACTCTTGAATTATTGGATATTGAAAAAACTTTTGGCAGGGCAGATATACCGCGTGAAGATATTATTGAAGTGCTAAATGATTTACACAAAGATTTCGCATCTGGCAATCACATGAAAGTATCTAAAGACCCGCCAGCTTTAGCATATAGAAAAAAGGGCAGAAACATCGGTGGCTCTTTATCAAATGAGAGATTCCTGCATTTTAAAGATGCTGAGTCATCAATGAATTACAATGAGAAATATGGTCGTGGCAATATCAGAGAGACTCTCTTTGAGGCTCTTGGTGGTCTTGCTAGTAAAACTGGATTAATGGAGCGTATGGGTCCTAATCCAGAAGAAACATTGAATCGTGTTATGGCTAGAATTAAAGATTCAATCGGAAATAAAGATCAAAAAAAACTAAACAAGTTTTTAGGAAGTGAAACTAGATTTAGAAATTTAATGCGCGTTCTCGATGGAAGTGTGAATGTGCCTGCAAATAATATGTTAGCGCAATATGGTATGATATTTAGAACAATACAAACAACGGCTAAATTGGGTGGCGCCGTTGTGTCTGCTATTTCTGACGTTGCCTTGGCTGCGGCGGATTTACGCTATCAGGGTTTTGGATTTCTTTCGTCATACAATAACGCAATTGTAGGTGGTTTTAATTCTGTGCCGCGTGTGCATCGCAAAGAGATTGCAAGTATGTTGGGGGTATTTATTGATGCTAATAAATATGATTTAACAAGTCGTTATTCTGGTATTCAGGATGTTAATGGAAAAATGGCTCGTATGACTAATAAGTTCTTCCGCTTTACTGGATTGGCGCAATGGACGGATCGTATGCGAATTAATGTATCTCTTGCTATGTCTGCGCGTATTGGAGCAGCAAGTGATCTAAATTACGGTCAGCTGGAGCTTGATTTAAAGAACACGCTTAACTTATATAACCTTGGCGAAAAAGAATGGGAAGTGATTAGACGGTCAGCCATTGATGAGGGTGAACATAGATTCGCAACTCCTGAGGGTATTAATGATATTCCTGATGATTTAATAAGGTCATTATATGGTGATGTTGATCCCGCATTAAAGCGTCAAGATATATCTGATAAATTTAGAGCATACTTCATTGATAGAACAGAGCACGCCGTTATTACGCCAGATGCTCGCACAACTGCTATTATGCGTCAAGGTTTACAGGCTGGTACTGTAGCTGGAGAGGCTATTAGAATGATTATGCAATTCAAGGGTTTCCCTATAGCTTATTTGCAAAAGGTAGGTGGGCGCACTTTATATGGCAAACAGCAGGGTAAGGTTGCAATGGCGGCTGAAATTGCCCACATTTTAGCTGCAACGACAATTCTTGGATACGCGGCAATGTCTATTAAAGATTTGCTAAAGGGCAGAGAACCTCGCGATCCATTAGCGGCCTCTACATGGGGTGCGGCTATGTTGCAGGGGGGCGGATTAGGCTTATACGGTGATTTCATATTAGGTAACTCTAATAGGTTTGGTGGTGGTCTTGTTTCGTCTTTAGCTGGCCCGACAGTTAGTGAGTTTGAAAAAGGATGGAAAATACTGGCTGATATTCGTGACGGTAAAGACCCTAGTGGTAGAGTTACTAGTTTCATATCTGGCAATATCCCATTCGCCAACGTGTTCTATTATAAGTGGGCTGTTGATTATTTATTCCTATACCAAATACAGGAAGCCATTAACCCCGGCTCATTACGTAGGATGGAAAAACGTATTGAGGATGAGAATAAACAAGAGCTTATGTTTAGACCTTCTGAGATAGTCCCATCGGGCGGTCTGTACGGATTAAATCAGTGATTATTATATTGATTACTACGCTATGTTCGTGTAGTATTTAACTCATATTTGTTAAACGTGGCAAGGAGAATCTATAATGCCTCAAATTACCCCAGACAATGCAAGTGTTGGTCAGTTCTCAAGCTCTAATTCTGAGTCTTATTCTGCTATTTTGGCGGCAGGTGATTGGGCTGTTTTTAAAACATTGCACACATCAGATAATCAAATTTATGCACGCCCTGTAAACACATCAGATATTAACGGCGACTCACCGTCTATTACATTCGGAACTGTTACTGTTTATGGATCAAATTCGCCTGCCGACCTAACACGTGAGCCTACAGCTTCTGGCGCGTCTTGGGTTCAAGTTAAGGATACTGCTGGTGCTGGTGTGGCATTAACGGCGACTGGTGGATCGGTTATTGTTGACACTTATTCAATTATTGCAGTGCGTCGCGCTGGCGGTACTGGTAGCGTTCAAGCTATTCTTAAATCAAACATTAGCAAGTAAGGTGATATTATGGTATTAGACGAATCCTCATTGGTTGAATTAAAGAAACTTGTAACGCTTGGTGAAAATAGCTTTAGGCTTTACGCTAATGCTGGAGAAACGCTTGTTATTCTTGAATCATTATTACAGTCTATTAAAGAAAAAGAAGTTGAATTATCATCTCTTAATGATGAAATTTCTACATTAAACAACTCAATCTTATCTGCTAAAGGTAAATTGAAAGAAGCAAAAGATGACGCTAAAGGCATCCTTTCTGCTGCTCGTGAGGAATATGATAGTATTCTATCTAAGGCAAATGACGAGGCTGAAAAAATTAAAGTATCAGCAAAAGAAAAGGCCGATAAAGATTACGCGAAATCTCAATCAAAGCTAGCTGAGATTGACTCTGTTATTGCAAACAAGGAAGCTGAATATAAAGAGGTTTTACGTTTACGTTCAGAGAACGAGCGTGTTAAAAAAGAACTTGCCGACGAGCAAGAGCGCTTAGATAAAGTTAAGGCTGATTTGTTGGCTATTATTGGTGTTGGAAAGTGATTTGTACTTTAAAGGATTTTATCAGTAAAAACGCATAATATAAAGGATTCCTAAAATGAGCTTAGGCAATACAACAGAAACAGAAATTTTAAATTTCATCTTTGATAGTGCAAACCCATCTTGGGTTGGTAACGCTAATTTTTGGGTAGCATTGCACACGGCAGACCCATCAGAAACTGGAACGGCTACAACAAGTGAGGCAGCCTACGGCTCTTATGCTCGTGTAGCGGTATCACGTACAACTGGTTTTACGGTTACTGGAAACCAAGTTGAGAACGCAGCACTTGTTCAATTTCCACAATCATCATCTGCTGGTTCTGATGTAACGCACTTTTCTATCGTTACAACCGCATCAGGCGCAGGTCAGATTATCTTACGTGGCGCACTATCATCACCACTACCAACATCAACTGGTATTCAGCCACAATTTGCAGCAGGGGCTTTAACAGCAACGGTTGACTAATGAAATACGTGTGCGCCCATTGTTTTAGAGAATTAGAAATGGTTGAGGGCGCATTGGTAGAATGTCCAGAACATCCTGACGGGCAAGTGGTGGGGGTTGAAGATGATACGCAATCTTAGTTCATACGCTCAATCATTTACCGATACTGGTTCGTTTTTTTATCAACCTATTCAAAAATCAAGCCTGCCCAACGCTGGCTCTTTGGCTTGGTCAGATTTATCTATGGGGGCGGGGATACCTAAATTTAATGCCTATGTGGGTTCACAAGCAACGGCAACTCCTTTAATTGGTCAAAAAAATGACAGCATTTACACAGGGCATTTTGGCTCTGAAAAATACTTACACAAACTTATGTTGCAAACTGGTACAGCAAACGGTGCGCCCAATTTTTTCATTTTAAACGATTACGTAATGGCTTATCCCCTTATTGATTTGGATAGTACAGATTTGCAAGAAATGGATAATACCGAATCATTGCCTCGATATTCTGATGGGGTAGGTTTGCAAATGTTTGCTGTTGTGACGACACCAATGTCAGGTAGTGCTTCCTGTGTTATTACCTACACGGATGTAAGTAACGCATCAAGAGTCATAACAACAACCTTGGTTCAATCATCTGTTACTGGTGGCTTATGCTCATCATCTGGTGCTGTTATATCTAATAATGCTCGCGCTCCATTTTTGCCAATTATTAATGGAATTAAAAAACTTGATAGTGTGCAAATGCTAAATACGGCAGGTGGATTTGCGGCGTTTGTTATTTGTAAACCGCTTGCTGAAATACAAATGTTTGAGGTCGGCGTTCCTTGTGAGATACAATTTATAAAACAAAAAGCAAAAGCCCCACAAATACAAGATGGTGCATTTCTTAATTTTATAATGATGCAAGGCGGCTCAAGTCCACCATTGCCTTTAAACGGTTTAATTGAATTTATAAACATATAGGAGTTTAAAATGGGCTTTTCATCAATGGACGATTTAGTGTCCGAAATTACAGGTGGTAAATTTTTACGCGCCGATGTAAACAAAATTACGGGCGCGGCGGCTTATACGGCTGGTCGATGGTACGACATGGGGTCTTTAAACGGAACACCTGTTGCAAACGCATGGGCTGGAACAGCGTTAGCATGGCGTTCATGTAACGAGTCAACTGGTAATGGGACTCAAATTTTCGGCATCCCTCATGGTGGGGATGTATCACCCGATACAAAACATATTTTAAACGTATCAGCCTTAACGGCAGTTGCAACTGGCGTTCCAGCGCAACTTATGTTAGTTGATTTACAGGGTTACTGGCCTACTATTTCAAACAATACAACATCACCACAAACTTTAACTGGCACGCCTACACTTCGCTATACGAATGGCGCTGGTTGCCGATTATTTTGGGTGCAAACGGCGGTCAATGGTGCAACGGCGCAAAACATTGCCGTATCATACACCGATACAGGCGGTACGGCAGGAAATACATTACCCGTGACTGTGGCAATGACAGCTTCTACTGTGGCGGGTCATATCGGACATTCTGGTACTGCGGCAAACAACTATGGTCCGTTTTTACCGCTTGCAAATGGTGATACTGGCGTTCAAAACGTAGCAACTGTAACTTTTTCTGCGGCTAATACTGGGACTGGTGCGCTATGCCTTGCAAGACCCCTTTTGACATTGCCACTTACTACAGCATCAGTCGCGGCAGAACGTGATTTATTAAATCAACTTCCATCATTGCCGCAAGTAAAAGATGGCGCGTGTTTAGTTTGGTTGTATATGGCAGGGGCGGCAACTGGTGCTTCAACTAACTTTTACATGTCAACAGACTTTGGTTGGGGATAATGCTTAAACGGGTTGGTATCAATCTATCGACTTTACCGCTTCGCTATTTTGGCGGAGTGAACGCGCAACCGCGAACACAATGGACGCGCGGCGATAGAATGAATCAATCTATAGGCGAGGGAATATCAAGTAAACTTGCATCAATTCCAAGCGGTGCATTACACCCTGTTGCTTGGGTTATGCCTTATAAAGCTGGCGCAATATCATCTCGTAATAACGCGATTATCACATTTACCGCTAATGGCAATGGTGCGCAGGGTTTAAATGCTATTGGCACAACATCCATTACATTTACCACAAATGGAAGCGGTCAGGCTGTAGCATCTGCCGTGGGTAATGCCACAATTACATTTACTGCCAATGGTAATGCTGTTGCACCGATTAATATGGTTGGTGCAACTTCTATTACGTTTACAACATCGGGTGTCATGCGCGGCAATGCGGATATGACGGGAATTTCAAATATACTATTTACATCACAAGGTGACACTTATGCTGTTGGCAATATGATTGCAGTGCCAATTTCAACAGAGTTGACAGCAGATCAAATTGCAACCGCCGTATGGTCGGCTATTGCATCATCTAATAATACAACTGGTACAATGGGAGAGAAACTAAACGATGCAGGGTCAGCGTCTAACCCGTGGAATGAAACATTAGAAGGAACTTACACAGCGGCGGATATGATGAGAATTGTAACGGCTGTATTGGCTGGCAAAGTATCTGGCGGCGGCACTGGCGTTGAAACATTCCGCGATATAAATGACACTAAAGACAGGGTTGTATCGACAGTTGATTCCAATGGAAATAGAACATCGGTGACGATTGATGGGGCTTGATTATTTTAAGGCAAATCACTTTGGCTCAAAATCATTTTCCGCAATAAGTGGAAATTTGTCAGTTGAATTTAATGCCGCCTCATTTAGACCAGTTATTAGACCAAGGCGTAGATAATTTTCTTTATTGGGACAACAACTTATAGTAGGATTTAACAATGTCAGGAACTATTACAGATCGAATAGATGGTATATCAACAAGCGTTGCTGTAAAGGCGCCTGTTAAAGTATGCGCGACCGCTAACATTACTCTTTCTGGAGAGCAAACAATTGATGGTGTGGCGGTTGTAGCTGGTGATCGTGTGTTGCTTCCATTACAAACTGATGCTACAACTCGCGGTATTTATCAGGTTAAAACAGGATCATGGTCAAGAGATAAAGATTTTGATGGCGCGCGTGACATTGTTCAAGGAACTCTCATTCCTGTTAATTTGGGCACTGTTAATGGCGGAAAATTATTAAAAGTATCTACGGCTAATCCTATTATTATTGGAACTACTGCATTAGCTTTTGAGGATATTGGTCTTATTGACCAAGATTATTTAACTCAGATTACTGACGCTGTTACTGATGCGGAAAATGCGGCTATTTCAGCTGAGGCTAGCGCCGTTGCTGCCGCTGCGCTTGTTGCAGACGGCGACAAAGGCGACATTACGGTATCTGGTGGCGGTGCAACATTTACAATTGATAATAATTCGGTGACAACGGCAAAAATTGCCGATGCAAACGTGACGCGCCCTAAATTAGCGACTGGCGCAGTTGCGCCTGTAAATGTAACAGGCTCAAAAACAGCTAACTACACAGCCACTGTTGATGATGATTTTATTCCTTGTAATGCGACTTCAGGGGTATTTACTGTAACATTACCAGCCGCCTCAACTGCAAGTGGTCGCCAATTAACAATTAAGAAAACAGATTCAACTAAAAACGCAGTTACGATTGACGCGAACTCATCCGAAACAATTGATGGTGCTACGACAATTGCGTTAAGATTGCAAAATGACTCTGTAACGATTCAATGTGATGGTTCAAATTGGTCGGTTAAATCAATAAACACACCTAACTCTGGTTGCTCACTCATTCAACAATCAGCGCAATCTATTCTCAATAACACGCCAACAGCATTAACATTTGGCGCGAGTTCAGAAGTTTGGGATGATGGCGCGTATCACGACACAACAACAAACAATTCACGCATAACACCTGCGTTTATAGGTCGTGGTGTATTCACTGGTCGCGTATCATTTAGTACATCTACAGCATCGACATACGTTATTTATGTTTATAAAAACGGTGCAAACTTTACTGAAAATAGATATACAATGCCAGCGATTACTGGTAACCCATCTATTGATATTATTTTAGAAGATTCATTTAACGCAACCGATTATTATGAAATTTTCTGCGCTCAAGTAACTGGCGGCGCGGTTAATACAGTTCCATCAAACACAAGATTTCAATTCAGACGAACACTTTAAGGGGATTAAAATGATAAACGTAAAAGACTTAGGCGCAATCGGTGATGGCGTTAATGATGACACAAACGCATTTGTAAATGCGCTATCAGGAATTGTTGCGACTGATAAAATATATGTCCCATCGGGCAAATATAAAATCACCTCAACAATCTCATTGCCTCAAAACCGTTTCATCACATTTGACGGTGACGGATTCCGCACCACGTTTATTGAATACTACGGCACAGGCGCGGTATTTGATTACTCACGCGCTAATAATCAAGTTGCGTCCATCTTTGATTTTAACCGCCTATCTTTGGTAAACAAAGGCACGTTAAAGGGCGTAGGCACTCGCGGTATTCGCTCATATGGTTTTAGTGACCAACTATCCGATAACCAATTAAACGCAAGCAATTGCACGTTTTATGGCTTTGAAGCCGCAATTGAAACCAAGTGGACAGGTCAATCTCATTTTAGCAAAAACTTCTACTACGGCAATACATACTCGCATCTTATGTATCGCGGTTCATCATTCTTTTATATGAATAACCTAATGAGCTTTGATAGTACATTTGTATTTGCACAAGACGCAAGCGCAGACGCATTTTCAAACGGCATTACGATTGATTCATGCCACGCTGTAACCTGCGCATCAAACGCTATTAATATCGAAGGGTATCAAGCGGTTTATATTAGTAAATCAGGATGTGACCTAGGTTTTGGCGGTACGTCTGCGATGCGCTTTAAAAACACACAAGACATTGGGATTACAAACGGGTTTATTTCTTCAAACCCCGCCTTTGCCCCATCACGTCACGGCATTATATTAGACGGTTCTCATACATTTAACATTACAGGGAACACGATTGTTAATAATAACATTGGTATTTATATTAACCCACCCGTAGGTAAATCACCAAACGGTTTAATTTCTGGCAATAAATTCGATGGTCAATCCATTGCGGATATTGCTCTTTATGGCGATACGGAAGCGGTGAAAATCACGGGCAACCACTTTGCAAAACAATTAAGCCGTGTTAATTCAAACCGTGAAATCTCAATGGCTCCAGCCGTTAAGAATTGCGTTATCCGTGACAATACATTTGTAGGCACGAATGGCGCGATTATCGGTGGGGGTGTCAACGCAATTGCAGATAATTTCTACGGGTGTAAATAAATGAAAGACGATGATTTGCATTTTTTATTAGGCTCACTCAAATCAGATTTAGAGCATATTAAAAAAACCACGGACGCGACTAATGAAAAGATAACCATAATTGATGAGCGCGTGGGAACACTTGAATCATGGCGTAATGGCTTAGTCGTAGCATCGGCAACAATCGGCACAATGTTAGTTGGCTTGGGTGTATCTGTAAAATCTGCGTTATCGGCTTTAATCCATCATCAATAGGAGTATCAATGCGCGATAAACGCCTGACAGAATTGTTTAACAATCAGTCGGGGTTTTGCGCATATTGTGATACGAAAATGACTCTGGAAATAGGTCATAGACATACCGCCACAAAAGACCATGTAGTACCAAAATCACGAGGCGGTAATTCTAATATATACAACTTGGTTGCATCGTGTTATGATTGCAACCAGAAAAAGGCAGATAGGCCATTATATCAGTTTTTAAGCGAGGTTCGGCATGGATAAGCGTTTATGGTATGTGGCTGTATTCTCTGCGCTAGGCGCACTATTATCACGCTGGCATGGCGGTGGTTTTATTGAAACGCCTAAAGCAATTAAGAACATCGCTTTTGCATTATTCCCCACAATCGTATTAGCACTAATCATTCCCAATGATAACTTATGGACATATTCTGGCTGGCTAGTATTTTGTTTTGCCGTGACATTGGCTATGAAGGCAACAGGGCATGGCGGTTGGTATGACTTAGGTCACAGCCCAAAAGAACCGAACGCAGGACGAGATTTAGAGGCTCTTGAGGGTATTATATACCCGTTTACCTATGAATGGTTGCCACGGTATTTTTATGATGCTCTTGGCATGGGAATGAAGGGCTTGTTTATGTCCCTTGGCATGGCAATCCCCTTATTAGTATACGCGCCCGTATTAGCTGTTCCCGTCATTATAGGCGGTCTATTATTAGCAGTATCTTATATGATAGGCTGGGCGTTTTTTCCTGAAAAATACGCGACAGAGGTCGGTGAATATGTGGGTGGGTTTTTCTTCTATCTAGGGGATGGATTAGCTTGGTGGTTTGCGTGACATTGGATATGCCTGAATCAATTGAATCTGCAAAATTCGTGTTAGAAATAACCCGTGGAATTTCTAACGAGGAAATGGCAAATAAATTTGGAATGTCACGTCATTCCTTGCGCCGCAGAATATTAAAAGCAAGAGATTTATTAAGCAATCCAAATGAAATGCAGGGCGTTGATGCGGTCATGGATTTACGTGGTTTATTAAATGCGCCTAAATCAGAATATACAGACAGAACCAAACACATCGAAACACCATCAAAAGAAAACATCAAGCGCGTTGTTTATTTTACCGATGCACACAATCAACCAAAATTAAATCAAGACCGCTTTTATTGGTTAGCCAATTACATAAACGACATGAAGCCTGACGCGATTGTTGATGGTGGTGATTTTGACGATTTTGAAAGCCTTTGCTCTCATGTTAAAAACGAAACATGGCGCGGTAAATTAAAAGAAGGACTGTTAAAAGATTTAGAATATTCTAATAAAGCCCGTTTGATTCTGCATGATAACATTAAAATTGATTGCCCTAAATACGTTACACTCGGAAACCATGAGCAACGTGTATGGGACTATGAGAATCAAAACCCTGAAATGTGGGGTATTCCATCGTCAATGTATGAGGCTATACTTGACACTTATGGATGGAAAATAACGAAATACAAGGAATATCTAAATCTATTTGGCGTTGACTTTACCCACGTACCTATGAACGCATTACAACGCGCTGTAGGCGGTAAAATGGTTGTCAGAAACGTAGCAGTTCAATCCGTCCGCGATTGTTGTTTCGGTCATACTCACGTTATGGGGTATCACAACGAGCCTAAGTTTGGCAATGCAGAGGGTGTATCTGTGTTCAATGGCGGTACGTTTACCCCATATGGTTATATCCCAGATTACGCGTCATGGTCACAAAAGCAACCTTGGCAGGGTTGTCACACGATTACGATAGATAAAAGCAAGGGCAAAATCATATCAATATCATCAATATCAATGTTAGATTTGGAGCATAGATATGGGTGAGGTTATTGATTTTCAAACACGCGAGATATTAACAACCGAGCGAAACGGTAGCCCCATAGATGCCGTCATAACACAGCTTGCAACTTTACGTGATGACATAGCTTGCTGTATTGTTGTTTTGCGATACAAGGACGGTATTGACGATTGGTTTGAATCTGACATACTATTATCAGATACGCGCATTGCCCTTGCTACCTTTATGTTGAACGAATCCACAAAGAACATGGCAACGTATTTAATGCTAGAGGATGACACGGACGATGACGACCAACCTGCTTAATGGGGAAAATGATGACTGTAGTGTATCACGAGTTTATGAAACAGCCAAAGCAATGCAAGATCAAGTTGTCTGGCTCATCGGTTATAGCGACCTCAATGATATTCAGAGGGCAGGAATCTATCTTTTACTCCGTGAAATCGCACGTGTTTGTCACGGGGAAAGCCCTCATCAATTTCAGAACCTTGCTTATGTATTAGGCGCGATTGACGCAGACGATATTAAAAAAGCACTAATGGAGTCGTTATGAAATTCAAACAAGTTGATTTAACAAAAATAAACAAGTCAGCGCGTAAAGTAACCAAGGTGTTTTTGCATTGCTCTGATTCAGACCATGCACACCATGATAATGCAGAAACCATAGAGGCGTGGCATAAGGAACGTGGCTGGTCAGGTATCGGATACCATTTCTTTGTGCAGAAAAACGGCACAATCCAATACGGGCGCGATATTGAATTAGTCCCTGCGGCGCAAAAAGGACATAACACAGGCTCGATTGCAATCTGCGTGCATGGTAAAGACATAGCCAAATTCACCAAAGAACAACGCGCATCATTGGTTGCCCTTTGTTTGACGCTAAATAAGCTCTACAAGGGCGGTCTAACATTCCACGGGCATAAAGAGGTCGAACCAAACAAAGCCTGTCCAGTGTTTAATTATAAGCTATGGTTGCGCCTTGATAAAGATGGGCGTATGGGGACTGTGCTTTAATGCGGATAATAACTTGACTAATCTCCGCATATTAGATAAACTATAAACAACATACCCGCCACGCCTCTTCACAATGCGTAACCTTGGCGGGTTTCTTTTTTATTGACGACTATGCGATTATCATATATACTGAATTTGCAGTCATAGGCGCGTCTATTCCTTCCTTATATATTTAACCCCTATGACTGCTTTTAACAAAAGGACATGATATGACAGAAGTAATTGCAGACATTTTCACAGTTATCGGTGCGGTTGTTACCATTGCGACTTTTATCGTTGGTTTAACACCATCACAAAAAGACGATGCGATTTTGGCGAAAGTAGTTAAATTGCTTGACTACTTCTCTGTAGTTAATCCAAAGAAATAATGCGTAGTGTTCCTTTCTTAGTTCTCGCCGCCTTGGGCTTTATAGCCCTTGGCGGTTTTTTGATTACAGTTTACGGGAAGGCACGATACGATGCAGGGGTAGCAGACGGTAAAATACAGTGCACACAGGACGCTGAAAACGCCAAACAAAAAGAGAAAAAACAACATGACAAACGCAAACGGAAAAACTACGCGCTTATTGGTGATGATTTGCGTAATGCTTATTGTGAGTGGGTGCTCACCAAATACCCACGTGATAAATGCCTGCGAGAAGTTAGATTTTTCACTGGAGTCGGTTCTGACAGAGGATGACGCTAGGCAGGCGATAACGCATAATCAGCGTTGTGAATAAAACAAATCGGCATACAACATCGGCAAATACGCCATAAAGAATTGATTTAAAAAGATAGTGTGTCTAAAAATAATCGGCAGGTGACACATATTCGTTTCAAATACAACATTGATTAGTAACATATATGTTACCATTAACTATTTTGACCACATATATATGATATTTCCAGCGCGTTTTGCTCACTTATATGTGATATTAGTTGGACTGGGCAGGGCTTGATACCTGCTATCAGTTTTTATTTTCGAGGGTACTGTAACTCTATGCGTGTCCTATCCACGCCGCCAGTCCAAGTTAGCTATCGTATTATTCCCCATTAAAGGGGTTTTATCGTAAACGGCATATACAACCCTGCCGATAGCTAACTAAGAATGGCTTGGACGAGTGATGGAATCGAACCACCTCTAGGCATTTTGTTTCCTACTCCATGTTTCACCATGTCTCGGCTTTCCCGTGCTAACACATTCACACTAACCCGTCCAATCATACTGTGTTCTCGCGTGTCCGCCTTACGGTTGGGACAAAACCCTGCGCTTATGTCAGGGAATCTAGAGCCCAATAGGCACAGTATGATTCGATTGGCTTTCCGCCCACAACTGAAACTCTGCCAAACCATTACGCGATAAACGGATATTCCTTCGCTTCATAGTTCTGGCATAATCCAATTGGTCACGTATCCAATATTGTATGTTTTTGTAATCCGTGTCAAGTACCGTGGCGATTAAATTTTGCGAAACTCCCTTGTCAATCATAGCTATAACAATAAGCCATTTTCGCTTCATAGATGCCTTATCACGTTTTGGGCGCAGTATGTCCCAATCCTCTTTTGAAATCAATGTACGGGCTAAATATTGCGCGTATTTGTGTTTTAGTAGGTGGGACATTTATTTGCCATCATTAATAATAATTTGAACGCCAAGCAACATAATATGTTTTCTTTTGCCATTGGCAATTTTGGTTAATTTCATTAATATCTCACCAAGGTTTTGAAACTCCTCACTTGTTAATTCCCCAAAAGCAGGGTCATTCATTTCACGAAATCTTTTTCTTTCCGATTCAACCCATGCATCTTTTTTATTAAATAGATTAATCATCTCATATCCTTTTTCAGTCCATGTTTCTTAAACGCCTCTGCCAGCCTGTTTTCAGCAAATAGCGATAGGTTATCCCATTGTTCAGGCGTGACGTTGATATTGTGCAGTTCGCCCGTTACAGCGTCACGGAATTGTAGGTTAAGGATTATTTGTTGGTTCATGCTTCCACACCTTCCCCTGTGTATCAAGTTCAGCAGATTTCGTCATAAGCCAGTTGTAAACAAAGTAAAGTTTACCCATTCTTGGCTTTAACATCAAGTGACTTGTGGCATCACCCAAACAGAATAATATTTTTGATAATATTGTTTTCATTTTAGTACCTCTCTTGCTCGTTTACCCATATCTAACAAAATTATCGGGTCGTGTCCCATGTAGTCATCAATATCGCTATACCAACGCAAAGCATCCTCTAGCTTTGCTATGCGTGCTTCGGCTATGTCAGCGCGGATGTATTTGGTTGAACCACCTTATCCCCCTTGGCAATCTCTAGGGCTTGGGTGAGGGCGTGGCGTAAAACATCTTGCTGAAAACCATTTATAATAATCCTATACCTTTCCATGCCTATCATTTGCCCAACAGTTGCTGGCACACCTTTTGCGTTGTTTATTTCATTATAAACTTCCTGTAACTCATCAACCGTTTGCTGTATCTGTTCAGGGGTCATTGTTTTTGTTTCCTTTGCTTTTGCAATTAATTTAGCTATTTTTTCTGCTTCTTTAGCAAACCTTTTTCCTGTTAAGATTGGGAAACCCATCAATCACCGCCCTTCACGTATGGTTTGAGTAATGCGATGCCTGTTTCTTCACAAGGCAATGGTTCTTCTTCCATCCAAGCGGTTTCAACTAACATGATTGCACGTGCCAAAACATCCCTCGGTATCGCCACGGTGTCCTGCTGGCATTGCTCGGCGGCGGTTATGGCGTTATTCACAACGTCTGTTTTGATACAAACTACACGTTCACCACCAAGATATGTCCAGTTTCCGCTTTTCAAAACATCCAACATCTGCCTATTCACTGGTTCGGCGCGGGTGTTCCATCTTTTTACCCCTCTATCGTAGTTTGTATCCCAGATTTCAGGACTTAATGGACATTCAGCATTTTGGCGGCATCCGATTTCATACGCATGACTATGCAACTCACAGTCTGTTATACTTGCCTCACCACCACAAAACGGACACGGCAATAAATCAGGCATTGGCTTCATCTCAAACCTCACTGGTTTAAACTCACTCATATCAAATTCAGTCAAGTCAGCGTTTTCAACAAAATCTTCAGCCTCTTTGTCTGTTTTTAGTTTTGGTAATGGCTTTGGTTCAGTTGTCATTTTACGTTCCTTAAAATATAGTTAGCTATTTCATGTGCAACAGTCGGCGGTATAAATATGGTTTCATCACCTATACTTAGGTCAATTTCACCATTGCTTCTTATGCCCATTCGCACTTGCTCTCCGTTCGGTAGTAAATCAATTAAAGACATTCTATATGCCATCATCACCCCCTGTAATTTTGTGAAATGCGCGTGCGGCTTCAATTACTGTTGATAGATTTTTGCACCGCTTCTCCGATGAATCTGGGTGGCAACAAGTTTTGTGAACATCGGCAACGGCTTCTGGTGTTAACGCCTCACCCAACCCCTCAATCTTCGGCACATCACACGCCTTTATCTGCGCGTCTAGGGCTTTTAAAATTACATCGCGAGATTTATTTGGAAGAAAATCATTCCTTACTAAGCTAGAAAACCCGCCAATCTCATCTATAAAACGGCAATCGCGTTCAAAATCCTCACGTGCCTTAATCAGTTCGTCTTTTGTCATTTCTTCTCTCCTGCCATAAGTTCAAGGGCTTTTATAATTGTATAACCCCACTTCATTGACCAAATATCATACGGTGTATTTTCCCTGTCATTAATTGCGTCTTGTGCGCTTAATGCAAGTTCAGTCGGCTCACCGCTAAATTGTAGTCCTGCTTCGTTAGTCATAGCCCATCGCCTTCTGTAATTGTGATTGTACGTTTTGCAACAATGGCATTTAATCCAACCGTGTCCAAACGACTTAAATCTTGCAAATAATAAATTTTCTCGCCGTCAATGGTTATACACTCAAATACGGCAAGATCGTATTTGAATTGTTTTGGCTCTACCCATTCGGAAACGATTGTGTCATCAGTATCCCATGGATAAATATAGCCAGCCTCACTATATGATAAAGTCCGCGCAGGGTTGTCAAATACAACAATGCACCTACTATGGGGGTTGCCAGTTTCATGAATATGAACGCACTTTGCTTTGCGCCCATCGCGTGTTTTATAACACTTACCGACTTCCAATTTAATCATGACTCACCTCCGCAACATCCATTACCTTCAACGGCTTCATAACATTAACGCTGATAACATACTCCGCGCTGTTAAACCCAATCACAAGCAATGTGCCTGTGATGAAGCCTAATAGTGTTAGGCTAAGCCCGTATAACGCTAGTTTAAGTTTTGTCATTTGTTTAACTCCTTTTCTAAAAATTTAATTATATTAGGAATCAATCTTTTTGGCATGGATGATTCAACACCACCACCGTAAAAGAAAACAAATTTTTTACCTATTTCTATATAAAAATCATCATCAGGCTCAAATTCTTTTTCGTCCCGACTTACTTTCCAATATTTAACTTTTGTCATGTTAATTTCCTTCCTATAGTGAACATTGTACAGTATTATTTCCGTCTGTCAATAGCTTTTTTACTACTGGCTATAAAATATTCTATTCGCTTGCCAACATACACATCCCTGCCTTTTTCTATATTATCAAGCCAAATACCCAATGGTGTCATATCGGGGTTTTTAGTCCGACCACTAAACCAATGGTATAATGTTCTTTCGCTTACATCCTCAATTCTAGTTGCCACGTATTCGACACTATAGCCCGTTTTCTTTAATCGCGCCTCGTATTGCTTTGGTGTCATTAAACTCTCCTATACATATTGCCACCAGCAAACGGCAATCTTGACCATTTTCTAATGTTGTTGTTTTCCGCAAATTGAATCCATATAAATTCATTATTGCAAGTGCAGTTTGGTATTTCGTGACCGCTTCCTATTTCATAATAAAATTTATAAAGCGGACATTGTGGGTCATGTTCATCACTCATTTGTTTACCTCATAAAATGCTTTTGCAAAATTCTGGCTGCACAATGACCGAAACGACATATCGTCATGTATTCTGTCAGAAAAACATTGAAACTCATCAATATGCTTAATTGCGCTTTTGTGTAAAAATGCAAGTGATGGTTTTCCCCTAGTCGGACGCACGTATAAATTGTCATTCTTTGGCACAAGCGACCAGTTATTATATTTAGGCGTAGGAATGTTAAATTTACCCCATAGCGCAGTTCTTTTCGTCCAAGGGCTACCGTACCACCAAGGCTCATATTCAAACTGCGGCGCACCCATAAAATCACGTAAACGACCACGAGCAGGATTTTCAATCACCCAAAATTTAGGATTACAAGCCAATATAATGCGCTGGCAATGGTTTACTAAAAACATACCATCGTCATTTAATCGCGCTTTACCATTAGCCCTTGCGGTTGAAAATTCAGTACATGGTGGGTTTGCAATTACGCCACATACATTTTCTGGTGGATTATAATTCTCAACGCCAATATCTTTGCCAATTAGAATAACATCATATTCTGGGTCGTCCTGATATGGCTTTGAATCGCTACCAATGTCCGCGCATAAGTGGAGTATGGTTTTCTTCATAACCCACATACCCCCTTATCAACCCCTGCCGCCACGCATGAAAGCGATGACAGCCAGCATAGACCTAGAAAAAATGCGATTATTAGTGTTGCGTATAGTAGTGTTTTCATTCGTAATCCTTAATGGTTATCGAGTAACCTACAATTTCGTTTTTACTGTAAAGCTGGTGTATTCTACAATAAGCCGCATAAGTCTTTCCCGTGATGACAATTGCCATTGCGTTTCTTGCCGAACCATACCGCGCCCTTGGATAATTCCCCTCAACAAGTTTATCCTCAAATAATTGAATAACCTCTGGGCATAAATCGAGATAGTCGTATTCACCATTGTAAATCAGTTTCATCCTACCCCCCATGCGCTTCTTTTAATGATGATTTGTAGCGTTCAATCATAACCCTTAACATATCAATTTCTTCAAAGTATAAATCAAAGTGACTGCCATTGCGCGCCATATTGATTTCGTTCTCTGATATGGTGATAGTTAAATCGCCGCATGTGTCTGTCATTTCTAGTTTCATTTTTTATCTCCGTCTTGTAAAGATTCATCCCCTTGGCATTGCTTAGCAATATCAACAGTTTGTGAATTACCTATACAGTAATTATATGAAGCGGTTGAAACTACAGATGAGCATCCAATCATTACGGAAAAAAGTATCATTAATATAAATGGCATCATTCACCTTCCTTTGGTGGTTGTAGTGGTTTCCATTTTAGTGGCTCTGCCTTTGGAGCATAAGCGCAACATTCATACCAGTATCGCCATGACTTAGATTCTTCTTCCCAAAATCCTATTGCTGGCTTTTTCCCATCGTAAATTGCAATAAATTCCCAATCAATTTTAGGAGCACTCTTAATCGGTTGCCACTCACTCGCCTTCATAACCTCTATGGCGTGGGATAGGGCTAGTATTTCCTTATTATTTAAGCTACCGTCCCCAATCATTTCAGTCATAATTTCAATCGCTTCCTTGTTATCCATTGCTTTGCTTCTCTCTAGCTTTCATCATTGCGTCTGCTTGTATATAGGCAACTTGAGCCATATTAAATAAACCTTCTTTACTAGGCCAAGCACTCGCATCTGTTATAGATGCGTGCATCCCTTGCAAAGCCATACCTGCAAACCAGTCGCGTAAATCCATACCACTGCTATAAACACTATTGTGTGCTACAACTGGAAATGCTTTCATTCTTCTAACTCCTCTACGATTATATATTCATGCGGTCTGTAATCCATTACACATCCGCCAGTTTCATGGTCGGTATCAGTGCAAGTGCCGTCATAATCAGCGACAAGCATCCAGTATAGGCTTTCGGCTTCTTTACGTGTGTCAAACGCCTTAATAAAGCGGTCATCATCATAAACGCAGTACATTGTTCCAGATTGATTAATTAGGTGTTGTGTTAGGTCGAATGTCATTTTATTGCCCCTTTTTTCTTAATGAGTTTAGGTAGTCATACTCTTCTTGTGAAATATAATTTTTAGCCGCACTCATAAAATCATCGTTATTTGCAACTTTTACAGCCCATTCAATATCTTTTTTATAATTAGCGTCCCATGCAAATTCTGATTTAGCATCTACATAGTTTTTACACCCTACATTTGTGCAATAAACCATATATGGCTCTTTTTTGTAATAACGCCACTCTCTACAAGTTGAGCCACAACGTCCGCAAGTTCTACAATTTGACAATCTATTTTCTGGCTTATCTTTTTCAAATAATTCAACGTCACCAAAAAAGAAAAATAGCAATCCAATGATAAGTGCAGAGATTAAAAAATCAATCATCTCACACCCCCATTGTCATTAACGTAGTCCGCGCATCTCTCGATTGTGCGAAAAAACTCGTATGGTCTAAATCTAAAACTAAGTGTGTCGAATACCTGTATCGGGTAATCGCGTTTGATTTGTGCGTTGATTATCATGTCTATTCTCCTTATAGTGAACATTGTACACTATTCAGAAACCATGTCAACACTATTTATAACATTTTTTTGCACATTCTTCACAATACGCGCCACGGTGGATTTTCTTCCCGCAAAAGTAATAAGGCAGGGTGTCTGTTAGCGGGAAACGGCACATATTCAGGGTTAATTCCGTCAAATCATAGGTATTTGCGGGGCGTTCGTAGTTGTATTGTGGGGTGATATTAGCGTTTATTTTCTCTGCTTTATTTATCGGCGCATCGGGTTGATTCGCCATTTTCTTCAATCGCCCTCTGCGCGTCCACACAGATGCCACAGACCGCTTTAATTTATGCGCTATGTCGTGTGCTGTCATGCCGTTTGCGGATGCGTCTAGGAGGAATTTATCCTCGGCTTTTGTCCATAGGTTTGTTATTATTTTACCACCTTCATATATGTGCATGACTTTTATTTTCTGTTCTTTTCCATCTACTAATGATATGGTGTTAATTATATCGCCAATGCGAATGTCCAAGTTTGTCATGATATATCCTAGCTTAAAATGATAAAAACGAGCATGGCGGCAAAAATTCCTAACAAAACAATCATAATTTCATCTTTTTCAAACGAATCAACCTTATTGTATGGATATATATTTGCAACTGTATGCAAATTTGGGTCGTCACCAGTTATATGATTACAATCATTACAATGCGCGTAATAACAGGGATTTCCTGTTAAAGCTATGTTTTCACTATTGCAATATCCACATTTTCCCGTTTCATTAAAATGTTTGTGCGCTTCGTAAACACGCGCAATTTTGCTCCAAACTTCTTCAAATTTTTCTTCTTGCTCCGATAATGTTTTTTTTCTTGGTTTAAATTCAATTACGTTTGTCATTTCAATCCCCTTAATATAGTTTAGTAAATTCAACAGGCTCTTTTACAAATAAATACCATGCGCAGTTATCTTTACCAGTTGATTTACTACCTTCAATCCATTTAACGCGCCCTACGCTAACGACCTTTGCACAATATGGTTTAAATGGTCTAGCTTGTTTCGTATGCCACCAATCGGCATCAAATAATAGCCATGTATCGGTTTGTTTTCTAAAATGCTCAATCATTGGGTGCAATACGTGTCTATCCCAAGGTGGGTTGGTAATCACGCAATCAGATCGTTGTAGCGGTAAAGTAAGTATCATTGCATCGCACCGCATAATAAATTCAGCTTGCGGCTCAATATCACTTGCCCAATATTTAAAATGACCGTGTTTTTCTAAATGCCGAATCAATGCGCCATCACCTGCGCATGGTTCTGAAAAACGTGTGTTAGTCTCTAAATGGGGTAATAGAGGCAACACCGCACTTTCTGGCGTAGGATAAAAATCACGCTCCCTGCGTTCAAAATTACTTCGCTTTCCCATTAAAACCTCCACACCTTGTCGTATTTAACTCTGTAGCCACACTCCTCAATTACCTCATTAAGTAGCCTAGAAGTAACATCTGGTGGACTGTTAAATGCGCTGATTATTTCCTGCTTGTATGTATGACCAGAGCTTGTAGTCGCCGCAATAAGTAGCGATTTAAGTTGATCTTTTAGCGTCCGATCATTCTCCATTTGCTTTTCTCGTCATTGCAGGTAATTCTGATTGAATAATAGCCCTGTCATCAGTTGACAATGATTTACCCCACGCGACAAACGCATCGTATCCATTAGCGGCAGCTTCATAACCAGCAGTTTTCAATGATTCGAATTTGTCATCCTTAACAACTTCTTCTTTTTTAACCACTTTAGCCTTAACAGGCTCGCCACCTAATGATTTAACCGTATATGGTTTCTTCACGCTTTTTGCGATTGTAAGTGAGAATGTCATATCGCTGGATATGTTTGAAGCATGGCTGATCTGAATACCACCAACAGCCTGTCCAGCCCATTTAACTTCTGGATTTCTGAAAAGCGTAACAGTTTTACCCAAATAGTTATCAGAGTCTTTACCCCACAAAGCAATAAGCACACGGCGCATACCCTTTGACGGTTTCCAAGGCTTACCATTATCGCCTTCAAAGTTAATCGTAATAGGCTGATCTTTGCCCTTATCTTTCGTTACTTTCGTTATTTTAACTGTGATTGATCCACCAATTAAGTCATCCGCATTTAATTGATCTGATTTAGCTAATGTTGTATCTGAAATATCTACCATTTTATTCTCCTTAATCTATGTCCATGTCATTATCAATGTGAATTATACGCTCAGTAGGGACTAAGCGAACATCTGTCCCCATAATCCTATCATAGTAATTATTCATTATAACCTTTATTTTTTCTTCAAACGCAAAACATGAATCTTCAATAGCTTTCATTACAAATGGATCAGGAAGCACGCGAATTGCTGTCATTAACATACCGCCACAATATGATAAGTAATCAATCCACTGTCTTTCTGATACTAAAAGACCCATTTGTGTTTGAATATAATGTTCTTCTGGCGTTTGATTCTCAATAATAGTCTGTAGTTGTAATTTCTGTTTGCGAGATTTAATTTCAATAAGGCCATCATCACCGACTAATCCATCAGGTGAATATCCAAGAGTAAACCCCCATTTATCGTTTGTAATAAATCCAACTTCCTTAACTGGCGCGTATTTTTCTGAATAAATATCGCGAGCAATAACCTCATCGACTTTACCGCGTAACATATCACTGCCGATATATGACGGCTCGACATATTTTGTTAATCGTTGCGCTGCCAATTCATAAACGTGCGACCAGCTTTTATCATCATCTGGCACCTTATAAGTAACCTCGCCTGTTTTCTTATCGGTTTTCTTACTTAGCGCGTGCTTCATTTCAGAAGCGGTCAGTAACCCACATCTAGCATCGAGCCATTCTTGCGTCCCCTGCTCTAAATCTTTATATATTTTTATAGCCATCGTTTTTCCTCCTCAAGTAAATCATTAATTGATCGTGACACACAAGCTAATCCACCATCTAATCTAATCCTATTTAAGAAACGCTCTTGTTCTGCGCTACCTTTTTTATCCTTAACCTTTGTTTCTTGCGCTACAAATTGAGCTATCTTTTTCCCAACCATCTCTGGCGTAACGGTTAATATCCGATAACCTATTAAATCTGAACCGCCATCACCACCGACACCACAATCAACCCATGCGCCCTTAATTGTCTGCCCTTTATAGCGCTGGTTCCTATGCAATCTATAGCCTAATGGTGACGCATCAAGTTGTAATTGCTTCCATACGTTCGTCTCACCCTGCTTAGCCAAGATCAATCTCCCTTATCGTTTTAACGCTAACCATACCATCAGAACTGACAATCTTAACATCGTCATGCGTTAATTTCATACTGCTAATATATTCTTTAGCCTCATTGATTCCTTCCTCACATAATAATGTTGAGAAAACATAATAACCTTCCTTAACCGTATTTTGCATAGAACTCTCCAAACTGCATTGTGCTGTGAATTAGTTTTTTAAATTTGCATTGATTATACGCCCA